TCTCGTCCTCGACGTGCACGGTGGCGATGAGCTTGCGGCCGGCCATCACAGCACCTTGGCGACCATCGTGGCGTTGGCGTTGAGCAGCATCGGCAGACCGATGCCCGACGCCTTCGTCCAGCGCGCCACCGGGTCGTTGTCGATGTAGGAGCCGACGACGATGCCCGGCGCCTCGCTGGCCTCGATGCCATACTCCGGCTCGATCGCTTCCGCGGTGGTGCCCCACAGGGTCTCGCCGATCTTCGCCGCGCCGACGTAGATGATCACGTCGTCGGGGATGAGGCGGGTGGTGTTGCCGTCCGCGTCCTCGACCTGGGCGTCGAAGATCTCGAACGCCGGGTGGCCGAAGCTGGTGAACAGGGCGTTCACCTGGTCGCGGGTGACGATGCCCTGCGTCGAGCCGGGGGGCAGCGCGTAGGCGCGGATCTTGTCCTGTCGCATCAGCGCCGACATCACCCGCTGGGAGGTGATGGCCCGGATCGGGTTGCCCGACTGGGTGGCGCGGAAGGTGGAGAACCAGGTCTCCTGGTTGGCGACCGGGTCCGCCGCGCTGCCGCCGGTGACGCTCCACAGGGTGGCCGCGGTGACGGTGTGACCGGTCAGGCGGTTGAAGTCGGCCGCCAGATCGAGGCCGTTCTCCGACAGGGTGACCTTGCCGGTGACCAGTGCCTGTGCCTTGGCGATGACCATGCGGGTCCGCAGCGCCTGTGCCAGTTCCACGCCGTCGTTGAAGATCAGGTCGCGGATCTGGTTGTCGGCCTTGCGCAGCCGCAGTCGGTCGTACTCGCCGAGGCGACGCTTCTCCGACAGCGGGGGCAGCTCACCCGAGATGCGGGTGACGCCCTTGCGGCCGGTGATCGGGGCCTCGGTGTCCCAGCTGCGGAACTTCGCCGCGCGGCGCAGACCGTGCTGGGTGATGTTCGCCCGGAACTCCACATCGTCGATGAGAGTGTCGGGGAGCAGGCTGTCGATCAGCGACAGGTCGTTGATCGGGTTGTCGGCCAGCGCTTCCCGGACGTAACCGGTCAGTTCGGCGGGGCTGACGTAGTCCGAATTGATGACGAGTGCCATGGGTTACGCCTCCTCTCAGACGTAGCTGATGTGCTTGGCCGTTGCCTGGCCGAGCGCGTTGACGGTGTGGGGCAGCTTCGCGGCCCGGACGGCGCCGTGCCACAGCAGGGCTCCGGCGACCTTGGTCGCACCGACCGGGACGCGCACCGCGGTCAGCAGGTGACCGGCGATGACCTCGTCGTCGTGATCGCCCGCCGAGAACAGCGCGTACTTGTTACCGCTGATCAGCTTCAGGGCGTACCCGGACTTGAGATAGCCGTCCGGGTAGTGGGTGGACGGGGTGAACGTGGTCAGGTCGATGGTGATCGTGCGCGCGGTGTCGGTGCCATGCGCCGACGCCAGCCACGACTGGTCGTCCTGGCCGAAGGTTTCGGTCTTCAGAGTGAGATCCATTGCTCCCCTCCTTCAGGGGTCATTTGCGATTGCGCTGCTTGTAGAGGTCACGCCCGGCGCTCATCGACCCGTTGTTCACGGTCTCGCCGCCGCCCTGACGCTTGTCCGGCTTCGGGGTGGCAGGAGGTGCGGGGGTGTGAGACTGGGGGGTGAGCCCCATCAGCTGCTTGAGCTGCTCGGCGTCGGCCACCATCTCCTCGAGGGTGGAGCCGTTGATCCGGGCAGCGAGGGACAACGGCAGCTCCGCCTTCTCGGCCGCCTCGTACCGCAGAGCCTTCGCCGCCTCTCGCTCGAGAGTGGCGATCCGCTCGGCAGCCTTCTCGGCTTCGGTCTTCTTGGAGTCCTCGAACTCCCGGACCTTCGCCTCGAGTGCGGCCTTCTCCTTCTCGGCGGCTTCGCGGGCCTTCCGTTCGGCCTTGAGAGCCTTGAGACCGGCCTCGCCGAGTTCACCGTCGGCGCCGCCCGTCGCGGGCTTGACCTCGGGTGTGGACACCAACGTGGGCTCTGTCGATCCGGTCGAATCCGCAGGAGCGGGCGTGCCGGTGGCAGGTGCCGTCATTACTGATCCTCCATCGCGGGGGAAAGTCCGCCCGGCCTCGCGCCGGACGGGAAGACTGTGGGGCTACGCGATGTAGCCGTACTTGCGGAGCAGCTCGATCGCTTCCGCACGGTTCTCGGCGATCTCGTAGATCGCCTCAGGCATCAGGCGCGGCGTCTTGCGGGCGTTACGCCCACGGGCCCGGATCGCCTTACCGGCCTTGCCGCGCTTGGTGACACCCTCGGTGGTGGTCAGCAGCATCCGCCCGTAGACGTCGGTGCGCTGCGCCCGGCCGCCGACGATCGTCAGACCGCGGCGAGCGTTCACCACCTGGCTCATGTCGGCGCCGTCGCGGATCGCCTGTGCGGCGGCCTTCCCGAACGCCTTCGCCTGCTCTGCCTCGGAGAGGGACTCGAAGTACTTCTTCGGGTCCGTGGTGATCTCGTCGGCCCGGTCCTCACGGGAGGGGATATGGCGGCAGTTGCAGTTTGATACAATGAGGCCGTTAGCGCTGTACCAACCCTCCGCCGACGTCAGGTTGTACACATGCCCAGACCACTCGACCCTGCGCACCTCGACCACGCGATCGAGCTCTACCTGGCCGGTGAGCCGGAAGAGAAGATCCTTGCCACGAGCGGCGTAAGCCACACGACTCTCCACCGTGAGCGGACCCGACGGGGCATCCCACCGCGACGCGAACTCAAGGTCCCCGTCGACGAACTCGCGGCGGCGTACCGCGCTGGCGAGAGTGAGTACTCCCTCGGCCGCCGCTACGGCATCTCCCGAGATGTCGTACGCCGCCGCCTCGTCGGAGCTGGCGTACAGATCCGGGACATGTCCGCAGCCGCGAAGATCAAGCACCGCCGCATGACGCCCGACGAGCGGCGAGCGCAAGCCGCCGCCGCGCATGACGCCGTGCGTGGCACCAAGCAGTCCGTGGAGACCCTGCTCCGTCGCGCCCAGGTTCGGGAGCAGCGGGGGCTGTGCGACTCCCCGGGCGAACTGTTCCTCCTCGGACAGCTCGTGCAGCGAGGACTCGACGTCACGCCGCAGAAGGCGATCGGCAAATACAACGTCGACTTCGCCGTGGCCCCCGTCGCCATGGAAGTCCTCGGGGGTGGTTGGCATCTGGCGAAGCGTCATCATGCCGTCCGGACGCCACAGATTCTCGATGCTGGCTGGCATCTGGTCTTCATCTGGGACCACGAGGGCCGTAGCGCCCTGACCGCGGGTGCCGCGGACTACGTGGTCACCTTCCTGAAGCAGGTTCGCCGGAACCCACCCGCGGTCGGTCAATACCGGGTGATTTCCGGTGATGGGCAACTCTTGTCCACCGGCAGTCGTGACGACGACGAGTTCCCCCTGGTACCACCGCCGCGTGGTCGCTAGCGTGGCCGGGCCGGATACCACCACGCCCGCGGGCAGGCAGTTCGGGTGCCGCCGGAAGCCGCGCGACCAGTGGTAGTAGCGGCCCGCCAGGATCACGCAGCGGGAGCAGCTGGGCGGCACCAGCATCCGTACGTAGCCGACACCGAGCCGTGAGACGATCCCTACACCCGTCGCCGCCCGGCCCGCGTCCGCGATCTCGTTGGAGATCACCCGGCGAGCCTCGTAGCCTGCGTCCTGCCAGGCCTTGTAGGCGGGGACGCCCTCGGCCATCGCGGCGCGGGCGCCGATCACCGTCTGCGCCAACAGGCCCTCGATGGTGCGGCCATCGGAGGTGACGCCCACCAGCCGCTCATGCGTCGGGGTGGCCACCTTCGGGGCGCGGATGTTCTGCTCATCCAGGGCATCGTCGATGTACCGCTCCACATCACGCACCGCAGCGGACTGCCCGTTCTCCACCGCCCGGGTGAGTCGGTCGACGTTGCGGTCGAACCAGACACCGAAGTCGTTCGGTGGGGAGTTCGCCCACCGCTTCGCGATCTCCTCGATCGCATCCACCGCGGCCTGCCGCTGGATACGGTCGAACACCGCGGCCGACTCCAGATCCATCAGCCGGGTGGTAAGACCAGCCATCAGGCGCCTTCGTCCTCAGGTTCGGCGCGGTCCGCCTCGAGTTGATCCTGCACCCGGGCGCGGGTAGCGGCGACACCCTGCTGCTCCCGGATCGCCCGCGAGACTTCAGGGTCCAAGCCCTCGGCCTCGAAATAGGCGCGCTCCCTGGCCTTGCGGGGCTCGTCCCAGCCCATCTCGTCCCAGGAGCCCTCACGAGACAGCACAGGATTGCCGCCGTTGAGCTTCTGGATCGCGTCAGCCTCCTCGGCACGGGTCGGGGTGGCGGGGTTGCGCCACTCCACCGCGATCGGCTCACCCGGCGGCGGGAAGCTCCCGGTGCGGAACCGCTCGTACAGGGCCAGCACCCAGCCGAGCCCGACACCGAGGTGCGCGTTCTTCTCCTCGGCGTTGGACACGATGCGGGACTCATCAGCCCGGATCGCGCCCTCCGCCGCGGGATTCGCCGTGTTGGCGCCGAAGTATCGGAACGGCAGACCCGTCACCGAGCTGGCCAGCTCGGCGTACAGCTTCACCGTGTTGTGGAACGCCGTCAGGTCCGCGCCCGGTAGCTGACCGATCTGGGCGTCCTTCGGGCCCTTCTGCGACGCCCACAGGGCATCGAAGTACGCCTTCCACGCCGGGATCGGCTTGCCATCCTTGTCGACGAAATCGCCCTTGGACATGCCGAGCACGAACCGCTTCGGCACAGCCACGGTCTCGACGCCGTACTGCAGGTCCGTGAGAGCGCGAGCGCAGGCATCCGTGAGGGGGATGACGTCAGCCATCTCCGTTGTGCCCGTCCACTCGCCGAGGCGGCGTCGGTTCAAGAACAGCACCACCGGCACCCGGCCGAGGCCGTGTTCGTCGACGTCCAGGTCGCCGCCCACCTCGTCGATGTCCCAGCCGTGACTGGTCGCCACCAGCTGGATCGTCTTGTCCGGCAGGAACAAGGTCGCCACCTGGGTGCCGTCCTGCTCCCGGTACCGGCGCAGCGCGGCCTCCATGCGGCGCTTGCGCTGACTCACCAGGCACGACATCTGCCGCGGCGACTCCACGGTGATCAGCGGGTGCTCTTTGTCGTCCTCGTTCGTGCCGACGCTGACGAAGCAGCGGCCGAAGATCATGTTCTCCTTGGCCAGGATCGGCACCTCGGCCTCGAGGTTGTTCGCCTCGAACGCCTCCTGCAGAGCCGCGTCCGCGGTGTCGGCGCCCGGACGGTAGATGCTCTTCACCTTCTGCCGGCGCGACACCTCATCGAGGTACATGCGTGGCCAGTTCGCGACGAGCTCGAAGATCCGCAGTTCCTCCGGCACCGCCAGGCCGATGTGGGCGAGCTTCTGGGAGCCTTCGTAGTACGAGTCGTACAGCTTGTCCTTCGGCGACAAGCGGCCGAGCTGGCCGGTGAGCTTGTTCACCAGGTCTCGCTCGTCGTCGGTGAGCTTCGTACGCAGTTCGACCACGCTCACCTCCTCAGCTGAAGCAGAACATCCGCCCGTCCACGTCCTCCCAGCCCGCGGCCCGCGCATCAGCAGCGGCCTCATGGGCGAGGATGGACGCAATCGCGACGTCGATCTTCTGGTGGTCGTTCGGTTTGCCGAGGACGTAGGTGTCGCCCGGCTTGGGCACCTTGCGGGCATTGGCCATGTGCTGCTCGGCGATCGGGCAGCCGTCCTGGGTGATGCGGGTCCGCAGGTCGGCCTCGAAGCGGCGGATCGCCGCATACATCTGGCGGGGCCGGTTGGTGGCCCACTCGAACACGTGCTCCTCGCCGTACTTCAGCGCCCACTCCCCGCCCTCGGTCCGCCAGTCGTGCGGGTCGAAGTAGAAGCGGGCCACCTCGTAGGTGGTGAACATGTGCTCGACGGCGGCATGCACCTCGCCGCGGGGGATCTGGCCGCTCCACTCGGCGGGGTTCCAGACCGATGGACGGTCATCCGGGCCGTAGCGGAGCGTGAACTGCAGGCCGTCGCGGGTCTCGCACCGCAGCGCTGTCCAGTCGTTGTTCTCCGACCCGTCGAACCCGGCCGAGATCGGAGTCCCCGCAGGCGGGTTAGGCAGCCACAGCGTCGGCATGACGGCTCTCCCACAGCCCCTGAGGCAGCCACGAACCGCTCCTGGCAACCAGGCGGTTGCCGAAAAACCGCTCCGCCTGCGCGGGATCGGTCTCGTTCAACTCCACCGCCTCCGCCTCGATCGAGTCCAGGTTCACCCACGGACTGCCGTCATAGACGTAGCGCAGGATCTTGCGGCGGTCCCGCTTGTTCCCCCAGCTCAAACCCGCAGGGGGGATGCGGAAGAACTTCCAGATGTCCGGCGCCTGCGACTCCCACGTCCGCTGAGCCGTCGAATGCTGCGACGGATCCCAGGCGTTCGTGGTCTCCATCGTCCGGCCGTTCATGCCGGCCGCACCGCGGCGCTGAGTCTCAGCGATACCGACCATTTTGTTCTGCTTCGTGTACAGGCCCGTCTCGTCCTGCAGTGCCCAGGAGATCGGGTTACCGACACGGCCGGTCGCGCTCGAGGTCACGGCGTCGATGCGGTCGAAGTCCTCCCCGCCATCGGAGCCGAGGATGCGGATGAAGTTCGC